GCCGCAACAAATACAGGCGACCATTCAGCCGCAACAAATACAGGCAACCATTCAGCCGCAACAAATACAGGCGACCAGTCAGCCGCAACAAATACAGGCGACCATTCAGCCGCAACAAATACAGGCAACCATTCAGCCGCAATAGTAGAAGGTAAGGATTCATTTGCTTGTGGATTAGGAATAAAAAATAAAGCAAAGGGAATTAAAGGATGTTATTTAATTTTATCAGAATGGAAAGAAAAAGATAATGAATGGAATTTATCAGCTGTTAAAACTGTTAAGATTGACGGAAAGAAAATAAAAGAGAATGTATTTTATCAATTAATTAACGGAAAATTTACAGAAGTAAAATAAATAAGGCAACTTGAATGTTATGTGAAGCTACAATAGCGTATATCAACGCCTCTCAGGGTTGTCTTTTTGTTAAAAAAAAGAACTATGAAATACTATAAAAAGCAATTTTTAAATAAAATGTCAAGCGAAGACTTTAACATATTAATTCAATGTATGGACCAATGTACATGTTTAATGCACGACTGCGAAGGAGTTAACGCTAAATTCAAAAAACTTTATAAGGAACGTAAAAAATATTTAATCGAACTTAATAATTATAAACTTAAAGAAAAAGTAATTTAAAAAAATAAATAATATGAAAACAGAAAATGAAGAAATTATAAAATTGACAGAAAAACCGCAACAAATAGGTTTTTTCTCAAATGGGAAAGCATTTGATCATGTTCAGCGTATTGCTGTAATGTTTAGCAAAAGTGATCTTGTACCAAAAAAATTTCAAAATAATGTTGGCAATTGTATTATTGCAATAGAAATGGCTCAAAGAATGGGAGCAAGTAATTTAATGGTGATGCAAAATTTAGATGTAATACAAGGTAAACCGGGATTTAGCTCTACATTTTTAATTGCTTGTATCAATGCATGCGGCAAATTTTCGCCGCTGAGATACGAAGAAGACAATGAAGAAGGTAGGAGATGTCGGGCTTGGGCGTTTGATAAGGCAAATCAAGAAAAAATATACGGAGCATGGGTATCAATGAATATGGCTAAGTTGGAGGGATGGCTTGATAAAAATGGAAGCAAATGGAAAACAATGCCTGAACTTATGATGCGTTATCGTGCTGCTGCTTTTTTTCAACGTCAATTTGCCCCTGAGATATCAATGGGACTTCATACTGTTGAAGAAATCATTGATATTACGCCAAATAATGATAAAAAAAAGCCAATATCAGAAGAACAAATAGACAAAACAAAACATGAAAAATCTCGTCTTAAAATAATTCATAAAATAAAAACTTCTACACTTGAAGAACTTGAAAAAATTGAAGAAAGCGGTATTTGTGATGAATTAGAAATATCACATGATTTGATTTTAGAACATAGAGAGGAATTAAAAACAAAAAATAATCGAGCTGAAATAAAATTACCGTAATGATAAGACCTCATCAATATCGTGATTTACGATCGGAACAACAGGAAAATATATTTTCTCAATTTCTTTTTGATTCATGGTCATTTTCAAAAGTTAGCTCTTTTGCCCGCAACGAAAAGGCATTTGAGATGCAGTATATTTATCAAATACCTTTTAGGGAATCTACTTCATCTATTGCTGGACGAGCATATCATAAAGCGTTGGAGTTTTATTTTTCTGAAAAACAAAAAGGCATTGTTAGAGATTTTGTAGATTTGCAAACAATAGCTTATTTGTTAATAGATGAAATTAATCCTTTACAATGGAAGTTACAAAAGACAACCCCTTCAATAGAAGAATGTAGGTTAAAAGCAAATGCAAATGTAACCGATCTTTTAAATAATTTTTTTGCCGATATTAATACATACGAGTCAGAACTTCAATCTGTTCTTTATACTGAATTGTATATTGACGAATATCTTACTATTAATGGTGTTGATATACCTTTGCCTTGTCATGGCGTTTTGGATTTAGTAATTAAAACAATAGACAATAAAATAATAATTATAGACCATAAGTCGAAAGGAATTTTTACAGATGAGAAAGATGTAAAATTTTCAATAGGCAAACAGGCAATAACTTATGTTAATTTATATGAAGCGTCGCACGATGGATTAATTGATGAAGTTTGGTTTGTTGAAAATAAAATTACTAAAAACAGGGATAAATCGCCTCAAATTATTTGTAATAAAATTATTATAGATAAAGATACTCGAAGACTTTACGAGGCATTACTTTATGAGCCTCTAAAACGAATGTTAGAAGCCATTTCTAATCCCGATTACATCTATTTAATAAATGAAAATGACAATTTTGTTGACAAAGCTGAAATATATGAGTTTTGGGCAAAGACAATGATTGCAGAGGTTTCTGACTTTATTAATATTCCTGAAAACAAAAAAGACTTAATCAGGAAAAGATTAAAGAAAATAAGAGATGCTTCTATTGCTTCTATCGGTCCGAAAACAATTAAAAAATTCAGAGAAAATGCAAGCGAATTTATTCAATATGATCTAACAAATAAAGATATGACAAAAGAACAAAAGATTGAACACACGCTAAGGACATTGAGCCTTGTCACTAACATTGCTCACACTTTTTCCGGCTATTCCAGCGATACATTTTTACTTGAAATTTCGGCAGGTACAAAGCTCGCTGATATTTTTAAATATAAATTAGATATTGCAAACGCTTTAGGAGTTGAAAATGTCAGGATAAATAAAGACCTTTATATTTATCAAGGTAAATCTTATATTTCGGTTGAAGCAAAAAAACAGCGTGAAAAAGATTTGATTTTTGATGCAGGGCAATTACAGGGAAATAAAATACCTTTGGGATTTGATAATTTCAATAATCTTTGTGTATGGAATACAGACAACCCTTCAACTCCGCATGTGCTTGTATGTGGCTCTACTGGTTCCGGTAAATCAGTGTGCTTAATTTCTATTATTGAATACGCAAAACTTTCTGGCTTTGATCAGATAATTATTTTTGACCCAAAGTTTGAATTTATAAAATTTAATTCAGGAAAAGTTTCTGTTTATTCAGATATTGAGGACATTGAAACTATTATGGAAACGCTGGTTGAAGAAATGAACGGACTTGTAAAATCAGGTGCAACAAAAAAAACGCTAATTGTATTTGACGAGTTCGCGGATGCTGTTGCGAACTCCAGAAGCGGAAATGATCTTAATGTTTATGGTACTGAGATATGTGGTGAATATGCAAATGGCAGACCGAAAACAAAAACTATAATTACAGAAACGAAAAAATGTTTAGAAGAAAATTTAAGGATATTATTACAAAAAGGGCGCTCAACAGGTTATAGGATTGTTGCGGCAACTCAAAGAGCATCAGTAAAAGTAATAACTGGCGATGCTAAGGTTAATTTTCCTGTTCAAATATGTTTTAAAGTTCCGAAAGAAATAGATTCAAAAGTCGTATTAGATGAATCAGGAGCCGAGAGTTTAGCAGGCAAAGGGGATGGATTATTAAAATCTCCTGAATATAATGGAATTGTTCGTTTTCAGGCATTTTACAAGCCTTAAAAACATAATATTATAAAGCGATTAATTACTTAACACTTTAAATTTATAAAATCAAATGAAAAAAGAAAATTTATCAGAAAAAGTTCCAATCAAATTATGGTTAGATGATATTGAGGAAGGGGAAAATGACACATAATGCCCCTGTGTTGTAACTGGGCATTAATTGTGAATTTTTAAAACGCGCTATGCGTAGTGCGGGATTACGTGGCACTACCATGTCAAATTATAAATAACTTAAATACGAGAACAAATGATTGAATTACAACAAAAACCCACATTACCTATACACGGTGTTATCGGCTGCCTTTTTATCCTTGTCGGATGTGAGGAAAGCCAGGCGGTTTGTATTGAATTGCGAAAATTAGGACACCAGGCTTATAGTTGCGATTTACAAGAATGTAGTGGCGGTAAACCTGAATGGCATATTGTAGGAGATGCACTAAAGGAGGCTTATAGTGGCAAATATGATATGATGATTGCACACCCACCTTGCACTTATATGAGTAGGGCTGGAGCAAGATGGATGTATCCAACGGCAGGTAATTTGTGCCAAGATAGATACACAAAAGCAATGGAAGCAAAGGATTTGTTTTTACAACTACTAAATGCACCAATTGAATATATTGCCGTTGAGAACCCAACATCATTAAAAGTAGTTGAATTGCCAAAACAAAGCCAAGCGATACAGCCCTACGAATATGGACACGAATACAGCAAAAGAACTTTATTGTGGCTGAAAAATTTGCCACTATTAAAGCCGACCGATATTAAGAGCAACTATAAGCCGTATTTACCGAGTAATACCGGAGGAAAGAAACGAGGGCAGAAATACCATTCTGTAAGTATAAGCCAAAAGAAAAGTTCAAAAACTTTTAGCGGAGTGGCAAAAGCTATGGCTGAACAATGGGGAACTTTCATTCGGAGCAAGAACGTAGCAGCTTGCTTATAACGAGCCGAGAATAGCTGTAGTTTTTTTATGGATTACAGCAAAATATTTCAGTTTTGATGTGTTAATCAATAAAAAAGTACAGGAATAAATTACAGATAAAATGAGCAGTAAAAAATTATCAGCTATTCTATGTTACCCGCTGTGCCAACGCACAAGAGGAAGAAGTAATTTATTAGCGTGTGGGCTATTCTCGGCTCGTTACCCGCAATTAGTGGTCAATCAATATTTAGAATTTTAAAAATAAAAAAGATGGAAAGAGAAAAAATTTACCAAAGAGTATTAAATGAATTGGACAGGGCAAATGGGAAGTTTCCTAAATTCAATTCTTATCACGAGGGATTTGCTGTACTAAAAGAGGAAGTAGATGAATTGTGGGATGAAGTGAAAAAAAGGCAATGCGATAGAATTGAATTAAGAGATGAAGCTATACAGGTTGCAGCAATGGCAATTAAATTCATTGAAAGTTTTGATTTATGAGTGCGTTAGCATTTTTAAAATTTGCATTGATTGAGGGTGCGTTGGCATTGCGGGTAATGATAAGGCGGATTTGTTGGCGGACACCTGTTTTTACTTCACAGGTGTATGCAACAAATCTGTATGATATATGCACGTTGTAGGAGTAAAAGATAATAATAGGTAAAGTTCAAATAATTGTTTAACAAATCCGCCTTATCAATATATGCAATTGCAGGTTTTGAGGGGTGGAGTAATTCAAAAGAAAATGGAAATAAGAAAAGTTTTAATTGATTTCTTAGATGAAATTCGTAATTATGAACGTGAATCACATAATATGTTAGGATTCGATGAAAGAGAATCCGAAGAATTTGTTGATATATTCATAGATAAGAATAAATCAATTAATTCTGACATTCAGCAACAGGATGAAGAAAAGAATATTTGCAGATATACTTTTAACATGACTTGTTCAATAGGTAAGTCATCGGGATTTGCATATTGTGAAGGTTTTAGAGAGAGATGCAAATATTGTGAATTTATTAAGAAGAAGTAAGTTTGTGGGAGCAATTGCATATATCGATGGCGGTATGCTACGTGCCGGATTAAATAACGAAACACTATCAAATTATGACAGAACTTTATAAACAGCAGGAACTTTGGCAAACAACTACACCCGGCATGGAGTATGACCGCGTGTTACCTGCTGGCGTTTTGCGAGTGCTTGTGGCTTGTGAATATTCTGGTTTAGTGCGTGAAGCATTTAAAGCACTTGGACACGATGTAATGAGTTGTGATTTATTAGATACCGAAATACCAGGCAAACACTACAAAGGCGATGTGCGTGATATTCTTTGCGATGGCTGGGATATAATGATTGCACACCCGCCATGTACACACCTGGCAGTAAGTGGGGCAAGATGGTTTAAAGATAAACAACGTGAGCAAGCAGAAGCGTTGGAGTTTGTTGGCTTATTACTAAATGCACCAATAAACCGAATTGCAATTGAAAACCCTATAAGTATAATAAGCAGCCACTTTAGAAAACCTGACCAAATTATACAACCATGGCAATTCGGGCATGGTGAAACTAAAAGTACTTGCTTATGGTTAAAAAATTTACCGAAGCTAAAGCCAACAAACATAGTTGAAGGCAGAGAGCAAAGAATATGGAAAATGCCTCCAAGTGCTGACCGATGGAAAGAAAGAAGCAGAACCTTTCCAGGTATCGCACAAGCTATGGCAGAGCAGTTTTCTTACGCTTGCAGGTAACGTTATAACTGCTTTACTTTTCGTTTTACAAAAATCTATAACTTTCTAATAATGAGTAAACCAAAAACATATATTAAAGCTATTCGTATTACTGGCGATGTTATCGACATTTGGAAAGAATTAAAAACACATAAAATCAGATCGGCAGAAGTTTTTAAGATTGCCGGAGAAAAAGCGTTAAGAGAAACATTAACTAATTTAAAGATTGCATCAAAAAAGTTTAAATATCCTTTTTAAAAAATATATTTGGTATTAATAATTTTTGTATATTTGCCTTAGCGTTCAGTTATGAAAAAATTAAATCCCATGCCACTCACATTGCCAAAATCTGACATAAGTCAGGACTGGACGCTCTTTGTGTTTTGGTATGGGTATTTTTTTTTATGAATATGGAAAATAAAAAAACAGGATACATATTAATTTATCGTTCAATTTTTGAAACTGGACTTTATCCTAAAAAAAGGAAATTCACAGAGTTTGAAGCATGGATGGATTTATTATTAAGAACTAATTATAAGAATAATAAATTACTTTTTGATATGAAATTTATTGATGTTTTAAGGGGACAACTTTTAACATCCGAATTAAAATTATCAACACGATGGATGTGGTCAAGAGATAAGGTGAGGTCGTTTTTAAAATTACTTCAAAATGATGCAATGATTACTAAAGAATCATTCAATAAATACACCATCATAACTATTTGTAATTATGATAATTACCAAAACATCACTACAACAGAACCTACAACAGAACCTACAACAGAACCTACAACAGAACCTACAACAGAACCTACACAAATAATAAAAGTAAAGAAAGTAAATAAAAAGAAAGTAATTATTAATATAGAACAAGCTCAAGAAAATCTTAAAAAAGAATTAGAACATTTTATTCCTACTTATGGAAAAGAAATGTTAAATGCCTTTTATATTTATTGGAGTGAAGCGAATACAGAAAAAACAAAATGTAAATATCAAATGCAGGCAACTTGGGAAACTAATAAAAGACTTGCAACATGGAATCGTAATAATTTTAATAAAAAAGACTAATGCAAAAACGAACAGATATATTAACATCACTAATAGCTGATTTAGGTTTAAAGTTAAAGCAAAAAGAATTAGCGTTTAAAATGTTATCAGAAATTATTACACAATATAATATACTTGAAGGTAATTACCAGCGTTGGGTAAAAGCAAAACAAAAAATAAAGTCAGATTTTGTTGATTATTACGATCGAGTTTACACATTGCTTTATATTTTAAATATAACAGAACAAGATATTTTTAGTTTAAATTATAAATATACAGAGTGGATTAAGAAAAATGAAGCTGATTTATCACCTACATTTACAATGTCTGCCGCTAAAGAGTTATTTTATTATTTAGAGATGTTTGAAAATTGTTGGAATAAAATGCCAGAGAATATGAAAGAGTTAAAGGTATTTATTCTTGAACCTTTTAATGTGGAAGAGGAAAATTTTGATGCCGCAATGTTAGCGGCACTTAATGAATTTAAAATAACAGGTAAGATTAACGAATTTTTAAAATTAGGATTTTTTAAAGAATTATTCGGTAAAGTAAATTATAAGAAATGATTAAATTCACATTGCCAGACAAACTTACTTTTTTTGATTTTGATAAAATAAAAGATGATGCCGAAATTAAAAAAGGCGTATATTATGATAAACCTAAAAGTTTATTGATGCTGCCTAAAACAAATATAATAGGAACTATTATGCAAGTACCAGTAATGACGGAGGGTAATATATCAACTATTCAGGGTAAGGCTAAGAGTAGAAAAACATTTTTTTTAATACTACTATCAAAATTATTATCAAATATTAAACTGACAATAATTGATACCGAGCAATACCAATATCATTCAGCGTTAATGCTACATAGAATTGGAAATATTAATCCGCAAAATAATATTACATTTTTCAACCTCCGCAAATATTCAATAGATGTCAGGTTAGAATTTATTGAAAATTATATTGTTCATAATCGACCGGAAATGATGTTTATTGATAATATCAGAGATTGTATGCAAGATATTAATAGTTGGGTTGAAACTAATAAGATATTGACTATTTTAACGCAATTAACTGATGAATATAAAACACACATTGTATTAACTTTACATGAAAATCCGGCTAAGGAAAGCGATAAGGCAAGGGGAGCGATAGGAACAGAATTACAAAATAAATCCGAAACAGTTATTAAGTTAGAAAAGAATAAAGAAACTGATTACACGAAGGTAGAAGGGTTATTTTGCCGGAATATTGAATTTGATAGTTTTGAATTTTTAATAAATTCTGACGGATTGCCTGAGATAATAACAGATCAATTTGCATCTAATAGCGAAGTAAATATTTTTTAATAATGACAGCCGAAGAATATAAAGATTTTAAAGGGCAATTTAAAAGTATTTCTTATACGCAGGAGGGTAACGTTTTTTTAAGGAATGTTTTATTAGATTATCTTAATAAAATTGTCCGGTTTAATGTTCAATTAGATGTTGATGTTTTGGAATTACAGGGATTAGATAAAAAAAGATTTATTGAAATATTAAATATTATTATGTTTTCAAAAGACTTATTAAAATTTGGTAAGATTGTTGAGGTCAGAGAACTTTCGGAAAAATGTTTTTATAAAGTGAAGAAAATTAATTAGTATTAATTAAAAATAAAATTATATGATAAAAATAGCAAAAGAACAATTTTTATTAAATTGGGATGAAGGACATGACAATCCAGATCACGATGGAATACCAACAAAAATGGAAAAAGATTTAGAATTAACAATATATGAAAGTTTAATTGATTTTTTTGACCATTTGAAAAGGAATTATGTATGTTCACAGTCATTAGGTTCAAATGAAGAAGTAGATTGTTACTTAAAATCAATTAATCAATCATCAGGTGAAGCCCTGACGTTAGCACCAGTAACAGTCAAAAACGGAGAAAATAAAAATTTAGATTTAGACGAAGTTAATAGTCTGTTAAAGGCGGAACGAGAAAAAACAAAAGAAGAAATAAGGCAATGGTTAATATCAGAAGATTTTGAAGGACTTGCAGAACGCCTTTAGAATTTATGTTGTTGAAAATAAAACTAAATATGAAGTGGATTGATAAAAACAAACAAAAGCCTCCAATTGGCGAATTTGAACATGTGTCTATTTTTGTATTAGTAACTGACGAGAATATGATTGGATATGGATGCTACAATTATTATTTTGAAAAATGGACTTATTGTATGCCTAATTATATTGAACGAGATGATAATGCTATAACTCATTGGATGTTATTTCCAGAGTTGCCGTCTTAGTTTTTACTTATAAACACAAAATAAATAAACAATAAAATTTAAAACCATGAAAACTAAAAAAGAAATTGAATCAAAAATAAATGAAATAATTGGAAATTATCGTAAACTCTCAAAGACAGAAGAAAGAGAAGTTAAAAAGTTAAGAGAGATACTTTTAGTATTAGAAGCTGATTTTAGTGAAGAATTTTTTATCAAGCAATTAAAAGAATTGTCGGTTAAATTAAATATACTAAATGATAGATATCTTAATTGGTACAAAAATACGCCTGGTCTTAATAATATTAAGAATCCTAAAAAATATTATGAGGATATAAATGCCATTCCTCTTATAAAAAGAAGGATAAAAAATTTGAAATACATTTTAAATTAATCGGCAAACCATGAAAAAATACATAAACAAAAAAGGATTTTTGATTCGTCCTAAAAATATAAGTTTAAAAATTGTAGCGATTTTAGGGGTTATTTTTACAATTTTAGTAGTAATTAATGAAATATACCTTAAGCCGGAAATAATTAAATGTACCCCTGCAAAAATGATTGTACAGGAAAAATATGATACTATCAAAGATGTTCTAATAACATTTTATCAGGCGACTGATAAACAATGCGGAAATTCTAAAGGCATCGGAGCTTCGGGGATTAAATGTAAGGTCGGAGATTGTGCGGTAACACAACCTATTCTTGATTGGTATTGTGATTATAATGATACTATTATAGTTTGTAAAGGTAGTTTTAAAGGAAGATATAGAGTTGTTGACAAAAGTAATAGTAATAAGAAGTTTGTTGATATATTTAAGCCTTTGGATTGGTGTAAACCTGATTGTTATAAAAGTGATATTGCTATAAAAAGACACGAATGAAAGATAAGATAAAACATTATTTTGTCGTTAAGCATGGTAACGACTTAATCCCTGCAACTGATGAGGATTCTAAATTTATTTATTTTTTAGCAGAAGGTGAAATGCTTACAGTTTCAGTTGATGATACTCGACATTTATGGCGGCACAGAAAGTTCTTTGCTTTATTAAAAAAAGTTATTGAATATATGCCTGAAAATCTTTCTGAACGCTATAATACGACGGCGAAACTTTTAATTGAGTTAAAGATACAGACAGGCGAAATTGAATTACATACAACTTTAGGAGGGAAAGAGGCAATGGTAGTAAACGGCAGTATATCATTTGATAATATGGGAGAGAAAAGATTTACTTCTTTTGTAAATGATTGCCGAAATATTATTTTAAAAAGATTTTTAATCGGTATGGATGAAAAAACTTTTGATACTAAATTTATGACTTTAATTTTTGATTAACTTTGCGAAAATGGATTCAAATACAATAAAAAAATATTCAAAATATTCCGTTCCGAAATTATTAAAGAAAGCAACATTACTTTTTAATAAAATGATAAGGGGGAGAGATGCCGGACAACCTTGTATTAGTTGTGGTAAATATACAACTTTACAAGCTGGACATTTTTATAGTGGCGGTCATTATTCAGGTCTTAAATTCAACCCTGATAATGTGCATGGGCAATGTGTTAGATGTAATATGTACTTGTCCGGCAACTTAAATGAATACCGTAAAAATCTAATAAAAAGAATCGGAAAGGAAAGAGTTGAAAAATTAGATGAAATTTCAGAAACATATAAGCGCATTGGTTGGAAGTGGGAGCGTTTCGGATTAATAGAAATTATTGAAAAATATTTATAAATAAAAGTTATGGGCGAAGCAACTTTATTGAGAACATTAACTCTTAAGTCTATTTTGAGATTTGGCAAACATGCTGAAAGCTCTGTACAGCAAATAATAGACATTGATGAGATTAATTATTTAAGGCGCGTATATTATCATTGTTCTAATATTACGTTTATTGAAGATATTTTAATTTTAATTGGAATCAGGGAAGATGAGCGTATATTGAAGCCCGGAAAGAACCCCGAATTATATAAAGAAATTTTGGAAAATATACTAAAAAGTCGCAAAATAAATATTATAAAAGAAAATAGAAGTAAAGGTCGTAGAAAGGCGAGATATGTTAATTTTGTGAAAAGTACTTCTTGTTGGACGGATAGAAAGGTTTTGGCTTGGAAAAATCAAGGACACCATTAAACAATTATTTACAAAGCAAAAATTAACTATGTCAAAAGTAATTACATTTAGTCGTGTGTTTCAGAAGACACATCCTAAAGTAGGGCAACCTACTTATTTTGTAGAAAAAATATTACAAGCAATTTATTTAAAAAATGCTTCTAATTTTGACGAAAAAGAATTTAATAAATTAAATGAAATAGGTATTAATCCTTTCGATCATTATGGAATATATGAGCCAAAATTTCACACCATCAGAGGTGGTCATCGGTGGAAAGTTGGCGATAAATTTTCGCCACGAGTTTGGAGTGGGAAACCTTACAGGAGTTATCAAATAATAATAGCGTCGGATATTGAAATAAAAAAGATATGGGATTTTAAAGTAGATATTAAAGGGTTATTTTATTTGAACGGAAAGAATATTGACGTTACTTCGACTGATATACCTATAAATGACGGATTAGATTCTGATGATTTTTTAAATTGGTTTCCAGTAGGTAAAGAATTTTCAGGACAAATTTTATGTTGGCGAGATGATATTTATTATTAATTTATAACTAAAATTATGGAACCAGAAGAAATATTTAAAATTGAAATAGTAAAAAAGATACTTTTATCTCACGGTATAAAAATGAAAATTGAAGGATGCGGATGTTGTGGATCGCCAGGAGTTTCTTTTGAATATAACGGAGAAAAAATAATTGATAATATGGATATGTTCGAAGATTAATTATAATAAACATATATGAAAGCTGAAGAACTTCCTAAATCTATCGATATAGAATTGATAATTACCGAAAATTCTTTAACCGGACAGCATAAGGCTATCCTGAATCGCCTGAAATCCTTTTTAGAAGGAAATACTTCGGATAATGAGAATTGCCTTGTAGAGATGAATAAAACGGCTTTTGTTAATTTTATGCAAAATTTCAACGAAAATAAGACTTTGAAAGCTGAAATTGAAAGGCTTAAAAAAAGAAGTTTATATCAGATTTTGAAAGAATATTTTAAAAAATAAATTCACCAAAAACAACTTATTTTTATAACTATATAAATATCAATTAGTTATGATATGTAAATTTTTCAAAAAAAGTTTGTAAATCAAAAAATAATTTGTATCTTTGAATATGGAAAAAATACTAAAATTAAGATGTTGTAGAAAAAATACAATTGAGATAATTGAAGGTCGAAAAACGGTTGAATATCGGAATTATTCGGATTTTTACGTTAACAAATTAGCTATTTTACCAGCTACTGATAAAAAATTTGTTCCAAAACCTTATAAAATTTTACATTTATTTTGTGGGAATGTTAAAGATTCTCTTTTTGTTACTTGTGAAATAAAGAGTATCAATTTAGATTCTTATAATTATTTTATTAAAAACAAAATAACCCCTCCAGATGGAATGTCTGAAAAAAATCTTGTGTTTTCTATTGAGATAGAAAAAATTATTCAGACAAATTATTTAAAATAAAATTTGTATATTTGCATTTCATTTAAAACCATAATTTATGATTATAGATGTAAAATGCTCCGATGCTTCCGATTGGGGGCTTGAGGCAGGCGAAACTCTGATGCCGTCAAGATAGAGTATAAGCACTCTCACAAATGGGAGTGCTTTATTTTTTATGATAAGAAATACAAATGAAATATTAAAAAAATTAAGAAGCATTACTGATAAAGTAATATTATTCCATTCAGCAACAGGGAAGGATTCCATTGTATTGATGGATTTACTTTATAAGAATGATTTTAAAATAATTCCTGTTTATATGTACGTTGTAAAAGAACTGGAATATATTCAGCGTTATATTAAATGGAGTGAAAAAAAATATAACGTAACCTTTATTCAAAGCCCTCACTATTGTTTATCTCAATATATAAAACATGGCAGTTTTGGAATAAAAAAAGATGCTTTGCAAAGAATTTATACTATCAAAACTATTAATGATAAGATCATAGAACAAACAGGAATTGACTGGACTGTTTTAGGTTTTAAAAAATCTGATGGATTAAATAGACGGATCATGTTAAATGAGTTACCGGAAAATAATGCTTTCCACTTTAAAACTAATAAATGTTATCCATTGTCTGATTGGCTTAATAAAGAATGTATTGCATATATTAAAAGCAATAATTTAATTAATCCAGTTGTCGTTTCTAATAGCCCAAGTCAAGATGTAAAGGTCTATGATAAGAATTATATTCAATGGTTAGCGAAAACTTATCCTAATGATTTAAAACAAGTAATAAAAGTAATGCCTGAAGTTGAGGCTATTTTATATTCGTTTGAATACCAAGATGAAAAAGGAAATTAAAATTATGGGAAAAAGTAGTATGAGAATAAAACAAAGTGAATCAGTTGAAATAAAAAGAAGTCAAATAATTTTTGCGAAATACAATCCGAGAAAGAAAAGCGAGAAAGTTGTTAAAGAATTAATTAAAAACTTTAAAACAAAAGGATTCTTAGGAGGTGTAGTTTGGAATGAAACATCAGGAAATCTTATTTCTGGACATAAAAGAGTTGAAGCACTTGACATTATAAATAAATTTGACGGAACAAAAGAAACTGAATATTTTATAAGAGTTGAAAAATGTACGTTAACCGAACAGGAAGAGAAAGAGCAAAATATATTTATGAACTCAAAAGATGTACAGGGCGAATATGATTTTGAGATATTAAGTGAGATGTTACCCGATATTGATATACAAGCAGCAGGAATTTCATTTGAAACAGAGGAATTAATTTTAGCTGAATTTCCTAACTTTGAATTTAGCAATAATAAAGAAATAAAAGATGACTTTAAAAAACTTTCTGATACTAATTTATCTAAAGAACAATTAACCGAAGAAAGAAGAAAGAAGAAAGAAGAAAGGAAAATAATTAAACAAAACTTTGGAGAAAAGGCAATGGAAAAGCCTTACATGATTATTACATTTAAAGATTTTGAAACTAAAGCCTTTGTTTGTGAGCATTTTAAAATTAACCCGTATGCAAAATATATAGGAGGGGAAATAATTTTTAAGGATATTTTACAATTATAACTATCTTTGTAAAAACAAATTTATATGAAAGAACAAATTGAAAAAGTGTTAAAACAACTTTTAGATTGTGCCGCTGACCAAAAAAATAATGAATATAATTTATGTAATGGACTCGGAGAAATTGAAATAAATAAAACTACTTATCAAATTCAAATATCTTTAATAGTTGATAAGAAATTATGGACAAAAGAAGATGAAATATTATTTTCAGAATGTACCAAAATTCATAAATAAAACAATTCAAATGATTAAGCACGAGCAATGGTATAATATGTTAGGCGAAAAAATAGATGAGCCTAAAGGAAATTACATTAAAAAAGATTCTGTAAAAGAAAAAGACTTAAACTTGAACGAATCTGAATGTATTTGTTTTTTAGAATCAAAAAATAATAGTTTTATTTGCTCAGAAAAAGATAAACCAATATTGGAAGAAATTTTAAATAATGGATTCAAAATAGACAATTCAAAATGGCAGGAAAGAAAATAAATAAATCGGCAATGTATGAAAAAGAAATACTTGAGATCATCAAATCAAAAGGACTTTCTAAAATTCAACAAATATTTTCTTTCTATTCAGGTTGTTGTGAAGCCACTTTTTATAATAATAAATTAAATGAATTAGATACCATTAAAAAGGCATTGCAAGATAATCGTACAAAGATGTGTCAGTCATTACTCTTAAAATGGTATAATTCAGACAATCCAACACTACAAATGGCTGCTTATAAGATACTTTGTGAAGATGATGACAGGAAAAAATTATCAATGTCTTACGCAGATGTCACAACCAAAGGAGAATCTTTACATAACGAAACCCCTTTAACAGCCGAACAAAAAAAGAAACTAATTGATAAACTTTGATGAATACAAGCCTGTATTAAGAGAGATTGCCCGTGAGAATTTTTGGGCTTATTGCTGCTACATGGATTGGGAATTTTTTTATCTCAAAAGAAGATTCTTAAAGCAAGTAGCGGAAGCATTTCAAGAGTTAGTTGATGAATATAAAAAAGGGAACGCAATTACTGTTTGCGTTTCAATGTCTCCAAGAGCCGGCAAGTCTTATATAACATCTTTATTTGCGACTTACTGGTTAGGACAATTTCCAAACCTCTCAGTAATGCGTAACAGTTGCACCTCAACTCTTTACCAAAAGTTTGCGTACGACACACGTTTTATTATTCGTTCTCAAAAATTTGCAGAAGTCTTTCCCGAAATTCAACTTCAATCTGATAAACAAAATTTGGATGGATGGAATTTGTCAACATCTACTCAGGTCGCATATTTTGGGGCGGGTGTAGGTGGGACCATAATAGGGTTTGGGGCTAACTTGGCTATAACAGATGACTTGTATAAGTCTATGCCTGATGCCTTAAGTACGACAACTAATAACTTTGTTAAGTTATGGAAGGAATCTTCTCACGACTCGAGAAAGGAAAAAAACTGCCCTGAAATATTTATAGGTACACGTTGGACAAAAAATGATGTTATTGGCGAAGCAATTAGTAGCGGACGCATTGATATTAACATAGTAATTCCTGCGCTACTGAATAGAGAAATAAAAATAATTGATGGTGTGCAAAAAAAGGTTGGAGGGGTTACATTTTGCGATGACGTTAAAAGTACTGCTGAATATTTACTAATAGAAACGCAGACAAGTACAAGCACTTGGAACGCTGAGTATATGCAAGAGCCTATTGAAGTAGAAGGATTGTTGTTACCTTTGGACTCATTAAAATTTCAAAACACTTCTGATATTCCTAAAGAGAATGTATGCTTTAGTTTTTCTGTTGGCGATCCTGCTGACACAGGAGGTGATAAATATTCAATGCCGTTTATTAATGTTGTTATTAACGAAGACGAAAAAGAAGTTCAATTTGCTTTTATTGTTAAAGATGTAATTCATAATACGCAAGGGATTGAAGCAAACACAGACAGAATTATTGATAAAATAAAACATAACGAAACCGAACAAATATTTATTGAAAGTAACGGGGTAGGATTAGCGGCTGTATTATTAATCAAAAAAGCATTAAGCGCGCATCAAAAATTATCTATGTTTAGTTCTACTGTAAATAAAGATGTAAGAATATTTTCGCATTATGAATTTGTTCAGAAATATTTTATCTTTGACAAATTAAAATATGAATCAAATGACGAATATAGATTATTTATTACTGATTTATGCGGATATACTAAAGAGGGCGATAACAAAAATAAGAAAGATGCTATTGATGTTCTTTGTTCGGTTGCTTCAATTTTAAAAATTAAATATTCTAAGTTGATTTACGGGAAATAATTTAATAAAATAGCTATTTATTTAAAAAATATTTTATCTCGTTGCCGACATGATAAAATAAAATCCATAAAAATATTAGTTTCTTAAAAAATAAAAAGGTTCTCCCTTCCCTTTTTTTTCCTCGCCGCTACGAGGTTTTTTTATTTATAACACTACCTAATTTATAATCAGCGATTTAAAAAATATTTTTACCTTTTTGTAAAAACGGATGATTTATTATTTATCTTTGCTGACATAAAGACAGTTGGCGGACTGATAAAATAAAATAGATGTCCGCTTTTGATTTATTTTTTCGCAGAAAGAAAATCGGCAGCATAGTCAACGAGACTAATGTTGAGACTGAGCGCATCGGCTCTATTTCAATCCCAGATAAACTTACAGAATCAAACGCATTTACTTTAGCGAATACGGTCGTTGAAATATATTTTCCCATTGATTTTATTGCAGACAGAATAAGTAAATTAAGATTTTTTATTGCTAATAGGAGAGATCGCGAAGACGAAAGTACCGAACTTAATAGATTTATAAAAAATATAAATCCTCTTTATTCTTTTTCTGATCTTGTTTATCAATATGTTTTTTCGTACATGGCTGACGGTAACGCCATGACTTATCTTACAACTCCAAGTATATACAAAAATGCTAATGTAAATTCTATTAGCAGGCTTGATGTTTTGCAACCAGACCTTGTAGAACTAAACGAATACACTAACATATCTACACTTACGGCTCAGTCTCTTTCAGACATTATAAGACAGGCACGTTATACTTATCAAACAGGTTTTGGTGAATGGCTGAATATCGATGGATTACATATTGATACTATTGATGCAACTAAGCGTGATTATTCAAGTGTCTTGGCTCGGAGCCCTTTATTTAAATGTCTTAGGTCGATTAATAATTTATTAGCCGTTTATTCGGCACGTTATAATGTTTACGTTAATAACGGAGCTGCCGGATTCTTAGCAAAGAAAGCTCAAAAAGATTCCAACCCGATGGAAGCGATGATTAACGATCCAAAAGGTAGGCAGGATATATTAAATGACATTAATGAAAGACATGGATTAACTGGATATAATAAAAACCTTTGGGGCATTTCAGGCATACCAATAGAATTTATAAAAACATTAGCGACTATCTCAGAACTCGAGCCATTCAAAGAAACTCTTGAAGATTCTATTAAGATAGCCTCTATATTCCAAATTCCGCCAGTACTTGTGCCACGTGAAGACAATCCTACATTTAATAATCAGTTAGAATCAGAGAGAGGAGTTTGGGAAAATTGCCTTATGTCGATGACGGAAACAGTGTGCGAAAATCTTACAAAAATATTTACTTTGGATAAAGTAGGTTATAAGATTAACGCAGATTATTCAAGCGTTTCAGCCCTTACCACTAATGAAAGTACTAATCAGGATTTGATTACTAAAAAATTATCCAACCTTGAAAAAATTAAAACGCTTTATCCTGAAAAAACTACTGAAATTAATTTAGAAATTGAAAATATACTTTCAAGTTATGGACAAAACTAATAAAATAAAAGACGAAAAATATATAGCGCGGGCTTCTATAACTCCTGCAAGTGTTGAACAATCTGCTGATTTTGATTTTAGCTGCATTGCTGTTCCTACTAACAATAAGCAATTACGCTATTCATCTAACAATAACGAATATTTTTATCAGATATTAAAAACAGAAAAGGAAAATATTGACGTAAATAGAATGGATAGCGGATTGCCTTTGTTTGATAATCATCCGTACGACAATTCAGCAAGCAATCAGCTTGGCATTACAGTTAGTTACGAATTTGTTGAAGCAGGTATAAAAATGAATTGCAAGTTCGGGGCAAGGGCAGACGAGGCTTTGCGCGCCGATGTTAAAAATGGAATTGTTAAAACAGTTTCAATTGAAGGAGATATTATAAATTATTCAGTAGAACGTACCGAAGGATCAATTCCTAATTATTACGCTGAATTATGGCAGCCTACTTCACTTTCTTTTTCTCCTATACCTAATGATATAGAAGCACAGATTGATGTAAAACGTGCTGTTAGCGAACAAATAAATAAATCAAATATAAAACCCAAATTATCGAAATTAAAACAATTAATTAATAAATTTTAAAACCATGAAAAAAGATGCATTTTTGAATATCTGCCGATCAAAGGCAAAAAAAGATTTAACCGAAGAAGATTTAAACTTTTTAGGTTCAATAGGAGAAGCTGTTGAATCAGCTTTTACAGAAGACAAAACCGAAAGGGATAAAAAGTTTTTGGAAATTGAAAACAAACTTGGAACACTCGAAGAGGGCAAAACTTTTTCGGGAATTGTGAGAGACTTGGCAACGGCATTCGATGCTTTAGAAGCTAAATCAAAACGTGGTTTTGATTCTGACGAAAAATATCGCCTTAAAAAAATGCTCATGGATAAAAAAGATGAAATCCAAAGAGCAAGAAAAGGTGACGGTCAGTGGTCGATAGAATTTAGAGCAAAGAGAACGGCATCGGCCTTGATGACAACATCTACCGTTCTTACAGGTGCAACGGCGTTCAATAATGTGAATATAATGGATGACCTTGAATTAGTAGTAATTCAATATCCTAAAAACTTTATCCTTGATGCTGTTACAAGCAGACAAGTAAGTAATGTTCCTGCTTCTGTAAAATGGAAAGAACAAACCACCGCAGGAGTAGGAGTTACGACAGCGGTATCAGAAGGTGCAGAAAAACCATTAGTTGACAAAAAGTTTGTATGGAAATATGCAGACAGGGTTAAATATGCCGGCAGGATTGAAATGTCCGAAGAACTCGAAATAGATTTTGAACAATTGGTAATACAGATTATTACCATGTTTGAAGACGATGTTATTCGTGTTTGGCAGGATGCTGTTTTAGCTGCTATCATTGCATGGGCCGATACTTATACTTCCACGATTCTTGACGGAACAATAATTAATCCTACTAATTACGCAGTGATTGAAGCAGGTAAATTACATATCCGTAACAACGAATACGAACCAGATGTATTAATTATGAATCCAGGCGACGCAGCAGCTATGTTATTGATTCAAGATAATAACGGGGCACAGCAATTCATCCCTGAATCATTGATGTTTGGGGGTCTGACTCCTATTTTTTCAAATAAAATTACAGCCGGTAAAATTCTTATAGGAACTAAAAGAACTGTAAAAGAACAGCATGGTAATTTTATTGTAAGAAAAGGCGTTTACGGAAATCAATTTATTGAAAATGAATCTACAATTGTAGGTGAAGTATTTTCAATACTTCAATTGCCAACCCTTTCACAACCAAGTTGGATTTATTTGGATATAGCTACTGTTAAAGCTGCATTATTATTGATTGGAGCATAATATGGCTAAGAAAGTAAAAAAAGAGGAAGTTAGCGAATCCATGCCTGAACTATCAGGCATGGTAACCGTTATTGGCACAGAAGCCTCTAAGCACTTAAAAACAGGTGTTGAATATAAAGTGTCAGCGAAACTTGCAAAGACTTTAATAAAAAAAGGTTCAGCAATTTTAAAAGAAAATTAATAACTAATAAAAAAAACTTAAAACCATGAAAAAAATAATTTTTATAATTTCAATTATCACTTTTGCCTTGACATCTTTTGCCCAAGATAAAGAAATAAGTAAGTCATTAGGAAATGAAATATCTTATTACAAATATACAGGAGTAGCGGCTGACACATTAACTTCTAATCAAGACACAATAGATGTGACGTTTGCAGTTTTGCTTTCTGGTAATATTTCAAGGGTTGCTGTTAAATCACGATTTGATTTAGTTGCCGGAGCAGATACAACTGTTTCTATTGGTATATATGGCAAAGATTTTACAGATGACGGATTAAATACAGTAGTTTCTCCGGTGGTATCTTCTGCAATTACAGCAAATAATACAATTATTATTACCGAATCAGCAAGAACAAGTACAATAGCTTCTTATGCAAGCACTACTGCGGGCTATAATTCAACTACTACTGCATTTACAATAAAACAAGATACCGCAGGATATAAATATTATCCGGCTGACTCTTTAAAAGTACCGATTATAACGCTTACGAATGCGGCGCAAACAATGACAAACGCCGCCCAAACTATAACTGAAAATAATCTTACCTGGAGAAGATATACTATAAGATATATTTTACAGGGAAATGATTCAGTAGGGACAGGTTTAAAATTGGACGAAATTGAAATAAAACTTTGGCAAAACTAAATGACCAATTTAATCACATACGATTATTTTATTAACGACATTAATATACCGTCGCATGATGTTAATAGTATTAGCAAGATTACTAATGCCATTACAAGATTTCAGGAAGAAGTCTTGAGATCATTGCTCGGCGATAAATTATATGATGCCTTTAACTTAGGATTAAGTGTTCCTTCTCCGTTAACTAAATGGATTAATTTACGTGACGGAGGAGTGACATTTGATATTGTTGTTGATGGCGAAACAATTACCAAGACGTGGGGAGGCTTAGCTAACTCAACGACCAAACAATCGTTAATAGCCTATTATGTTTATTTTAATTACAGGAAATCGTATGATGTTTTTTATACCGGAAATTCTCAATCAAAAAGCATGAGTGAAAATTCTGAAGGCGTTGATCCTTCTGTTAATTTAACTTATATTTATAATAAGTTTGTTGAAATGTACGGTAAATTACCAGTTTCACTTTTTTACCCATATACTCCGGTGGCAAATACTTTTTATTACGATGAGGCAAGCGCTTATAATTTTTTAATGGCAAATATTGCTACTTATACAGATTGGCGTTTTACTCCTAAACCTATCATAAACCCTTTTGGAATATGAGTTTTGAAGTTATACATATAAGTGATTTATTTGCAACGGTAGTTCAAAGGATGAGACCGACAGGTACTATTCTTTCTATTGTTAAAATTGGAACTACAAATAACTATACTGTAACTTCTACTTTGCCGAATGTTGTAAAAAGTGGGGAGTTTTCATTAAGAGCAAATGATTATGTGGACCTGCTAAATGTTTCGGGAGTTCTTATTAAAAGTTATCAAGTAGTTTTGGTTACTTCTAATTCATTTGTTATAACAGATGCTTCGCTTCCAATTGGAACTACATGGAGAAGCCAAGCCCCGTATTATGAACACGGTCATGTCCTTGAGGTTGCGAATACCTTGATTTCAAAAAATGATGACGCAAGTTTGAAGTATCAGAAATATCCGTTAGTTGTGTTGATTCAGGATATGAAAGAAGATATTGGAAAGAAAACACACGACTATTCTAATCCTAACATGACTATATTCATTGCAACCCTGACCGATGCGACTTATAAGGCAGAGAAAAGAAAAACTGATAATTTTACTCCTATTCTTTACCCGCTTTATAAAAAATTATTAAATGAAATACATTACAGCAGATTGTTTTGTACTTTTTCTCCTAAACTTATTGAGCATACTAAATTTGATAGATATTACTGGGGAAAAGAAGGAGAATTTGCTAATTCAAAAAATATATTTAATGATTGGTTAGACGCAATAGAAATATCAGGACTAATTTTAAAAGTTAAATCTCAAAATAATTTAATAAAAAATCAAATCCATTAATAATTTAAAATAAAAAATTATGTCAAATCTTTTAGAAACTTTAACAAACGCAAGTTCGTACGGAAATACAGGCATTCAAACCACTTCGTTTGAATCAACTGAAATAATAGGAGCAATTTTGGTTCCTAAAGCGTGGAGAATAAATAACACTTATCTTGGGACTTTAGGTGCAAGTTTAAAATCCAACATGCAAGCTGATACTCGCAAAGCTATCGGTCTTAGGATTTTCCCAATTTCAGGATTTGGAGCAATAACGGACGGAAGTCAGGAAGCAAAATTTCAAACTTTTGGATATGGAGCACGAAAATTTGCTCTTGACAAAAAGTATGATTTTACTTTTGACCTGTTAGAAGGTGGAATATCCTTAATAAATGCTATGAGAGCTTTTAACAAAGCTGATTATGATGTATTATTTTGGAACTCTGACAATGTACTTTTGTGTACAAAAACAGGCGTTACAGCGGATGAACGCAAGGGATTTTCGGTTAACAATATTTTTGTTGATGGTTGGAAACCTGCTGACGGAACCAACGCAACAGGACATAAGATAACGTTTTCAATGTCAATGGCTGCAACTAAAGAAATGAATGAAAATCTTGGTTACATTGCATGTGACTTTGATATTGCAACTCAAATAAAGGGCTGTATAAATGTTCTTGCATCAAGTTTACACACTGCCTCAACGACAAAAATGTACATTGGATTAACAACTAATGAAGGAAGCGTTGATCTTGTTACATTGTACGGAAGTTCTATAACTAAAGCCGGAGCAATTATTCTTAAAAATGCTGACGGTTCAGTTAACACACCTTCGGGGGTAGCAGCAGGAGCGACTTATGGAGGGCTTGAAATTACAGGAACATTTGTGACATCGACAAATATGACTTTCCAACTTGAAACACCTACTGCTTTAGCGGCTTTAAGTCCTGCTATTGGAGCGGAGCCTGAGAATGGTCTTGAAAGTAATATATTAACTGTTGCTATTCCTTAATTAATGGTAACTAAAGGCTACATAGAAACTGGACGTGGGGAGTTATTAATTTCCTACGTCCAGTCTTTTGCGACTATTGGATTATTTGCAAAAGCGCATCCTGAAATATCGGTAGATGAAATAAAAAAAATCTATAATGAATGTAAGCCGGTAAAAGAATCAGAACCTTTGAAAAAAGAAACCAGTCCTAACAATGATTTGGGATTAGCAAAAAAATAATTTTAAAAGTAATAGGATGTCTCACGGCGGGGCATCCTTTATAAATCAGCTAAAACTTTTTAAAATGTCCACACCAGCCGAAATGATTCGCAAATTAGAAGCGTATAACCTTGTTGGCGAGGTTGTAGAAATACTTAATGCTGATAAAAAAATACTTGAACAAGCAAATGCGGAACAATGGCGTAAAGGTAAACGTGCGTCAGGTGCTCCAATAGGAAAATATAAGTCGGGTAAATATGCTTTTATGAAAAATCAAATGAATCCAGAAGCAGGAGCGGGTCAAGTGGATTTAATATTAACAAAAAAAACAGTAAATTCTATAACAACAGATATAACAACAGATTCGATAGTATTTAAATTAAATTCTGATGAATGGAATTTAAAACAAAGATATGGAGAAAACATTTTAGGCTTAAACAAAGAAAGCAAAACTAAATTTATAAAAGAAAAATTATTGCCTGATTTATTAAAATCATTTAGCGCAAAAACCGGAGCAAAATGACAGAAGAAAGAAAGATATTATCTAAATGTTCTGAGGTCACAATGGATAAATTCATTGAATGTCTTTGTAACCAAAATTATTCATGCTTGATAATATCCGGTGATTTTACGAATGAAGAACAATTTGAGACATGGAATAATTTATTCTACGAATATTGCGACCTTATAAACAGCAAAGAATACCAATTGATCTTAAAATATATGAAATCTGTTGGCATTAATGAAGCTAAATTGACAGCAATAAATCTTTGTTTAGTTGTGCTTTCTCACGGCTATAATCAAGATTGTGTTGATGTTTTAAAAAATTACGGGTATAATTACAAATTTAGTTCGGAAAGTTTATTAAATGACTTGAAAAACGTACAAAATATAAGCAAAGGTGCGGAAATTAAGCTGCAAAATGATCGAAAACAACTGGAAATGCTTACTAATAAAAAGAAAAAGCAAGTAAAAGAATCAGATTTTGACAAGATATTTATTTATATTTCAAAATATATGGGCTTCGTAGTAAAGAAAAAAGATACAACGGTTTCGGAATATTGCGGAATGATACAAATGATAAGTAAAAAATAATGGCAGCAAAAAAAGGACATATTGTTTCCAAAGAAACAAGAGATAAAATAAGTAAATCAAATAAATGGAAGAAAAAATCACCGAACTTATAGACCTTGTAAAAGTCCAGACGCAGATTGATGCCACCAAAAAAGGGCTTGAAGAACTTATTGTTGTCATGGGTAAATTATCGTCAGGAGTATCTGCTACTGGAAAAAATATTAACGAAGCTCAGGGAATAAAAGAAACCACACAAGCAATTAAAGAAAAAAATACAGTTATTAATGAAAGCAAAAAAACAACAACAGATTATAAAAATTTATTATCTGAGCAAGCCAAGTTAAACCAAAAATTAGCGGAGACTGAAGCAGGATTAAACGATCGTATTATTGCAACCAGACAAGCAATTTCGGCAGCGACTAAAGAAAGAAAGCAAAAATTAATTATTGATAATGCTGAGAAAAACAGTCAAGAGCAATTATCTGCACAATATTCTTTATCAAAAAAAGCACTTGATAAGATGTCGGATAGCGAACGAAACAACACTATTGAGGGTCAAAAATTAGAGGCAGAAGTAAATAGATTAAAAGCAGCTTACGATAAAAATAATGAAGCAGTTGGAAATAACACTGGAAGCGTAGGAAAGTATGAAAAAGCAATGTCGGGTTTAAAATCTTCTTTTGCGTCTACGTTTTCTGCTGTTGGTCTTGCTAATGCTGCTATGGCTGTTTTACAAAATGCTTTTCAATCAATAAAACAATGGGTAACTGAAAGTTCTGATGCTTTTAAAAAATCAGAAGAATCAATAAAAAAACTTGGATTTGCAGTAAAAAATATTTCAGGTGGTTCGGATAGTGATTTAAGTAGACTTAAAATACAAGCAGAAGATTTGATGGGTGTTTTTTCCGATGAGGCAATAATGGATGCTCAGCGCGCTTTATTGGATTATGGATTAACCTCACAGGAAGTTTATAAATTAATGCCTTTATTAATTGATACGGCAGCACAAAGTGGCAGAGATTTAGAAACTGTATCTAATGCTGTATTGAGAGGGATAGAGGGACAAAGCAAAGGATTAAAAACTTTAGGTGTTGAATTTAAAGATGAAGGTAATGAGGTTGCTAATTTTAATACCATTCAAGAACAACTAAAGAAATTTACTGGTGGGGCGTCAGACGCTTTAGAAACTCAAACAGGACAGTTAGCATTGCTTGGGAATGAGTTAGATAATCAGCAAGAAAAACTGGGTGCTTACGCTATAAAAATAGAAACAACTTGGGCAAAAGTGAAAGGATTTTTTACAAAAATAGTGGGATCGTTATTAATGTCTGATGAAGAAAAACAAGCAATAATTTCAGAAGAAACAACTAAAAGAGTAGAAAAAAGATTAAATGATATTAAAACTACTGCCGAAAGTGTAGGAATGTCGGTTAAAGTTTTTGCAAAAAATATTTATCCAGATGCAAAAAAGCAATATTTAGATAGTTTCAATGAGTTAGCATTAGCAAATGAAAAACTAAAAGGATTATCTGAAAGTCAGCAAATAATAAGTGGGGTTGCGTTAGGCTATAAAGAATTATCTGAAAAAACAGAATATTATAAAGGTGTTTTAAATGGATTATTGAAATTGCAATATGAAGAAGAAAAAATCCAAAAAACAAACTTAAAAAATAACAAAGTTGATAAAAAGGAAAAAGATGAAGTTATAGCGACTTATACCGAACTTGAACAAAAAATAAATGATTATAAGTTATTAATAGAAAAAATAAATGATTCGACAGATTATGCCTCTAAATATTTATCCGTTTACATTTCTTATTTGCAGGAAGAAAAGAATTTGACGGACCAGCTTACTGATAAAAAAATAACCCAAAAAGAATATGATGATGGACACCTTATTAATTTACAAAAATTAACTAACGCTCAAGAGGATTATAATAAAGCATTAAAGGAAGCGGTTTCACCGGAAGCAAAACTTGCAAGTCCTGAAACAAAAACAGACTTAACAGAAAAATATTTAAAAAGTGTTTCGGAATTACAAGATAAGTACAGGGATGAGGAAGAAGAAAAAGAATTATCGAAGCAAAAAGAAATTAATGATGCTAAACTTGAACTTGCAAAAGAGGCAGTTAGCTCTGCGTTAGAAATTATTGATAACGGATTAGATGTTCAATATGATAACGAAAAACATGCAAGAGATGAAAAATACAAAGAGGATAAAGAAAAACTTGATAAGCAAAAAGAGGAAGGATTATTAACCGAAGATGAATACAATAAAGAATTAAAAACACTTGATAATAAAGCAGCAGCAGCAGACTTGGAAGCCCGAATACAAAAAGCAAAAGATGAGAAAGTTATGGCAGCCGCAAGAATTGCTATTGCAACAGCTGAAAATGTTGTTAAATCAGCATTAACTCCATATTTAATACCTTATATTATAGGGTTGGGATTGGCTCAATTAGCAGTTGTTGCAGCTACTCCATTGCCGCAATATGCCAAAGGTCGTAAAGGTGGAAAAGCAGAGCTTGCAAAGGTAGCGGAATATGGAACTGAAGGTATTTTACATGAAGGTAAATTGATGCTGACTCCCGATAAACCAACAACAATGTTTTTGCCAGCAGGAGCCGATGTGATACCGCACAATAAATTAATCAATGCGTTATACGAGAATCCAAGTATTTCTTTTGCGGAAAATGTTCACAACAATATTGAAATGCAAAAAGTGGTAAATGAATTAAAAGGATTGCGGCAGGAATTTAAAAATAAACCTTCGCATAGAATAAGCATTAAAACGACTGAAAGGGTTGATATGAGCAGGCATAGGCTATAAAAACAAAAGCCCTCCTAAGAAGGCTTTCGCTAACATAAACAACAATTTAAAAAACAACGCTATGCAAAATAAAGAACGAGTAGATTGAAAGCAAAGATAATAATAATTTTTCGAATAGCAAGAAAAAAGTAAAATATTTTTATGAAGCCTTTAAGATTTTCGATTGTAAATGGTACAACTACGACCATTTTAGAACATGCACCTAAAGGTTGGGATGAAAATAGTTTAGAAATTACTCGATCAACAGAATTTCACGGATTTTTAAATTGTGATATTCCGAAGTTGAATTTTGTAAAAGACGGGGCAAAATTATTAAGGACCATCTATTATACCAATTTGCCAAATTATTCAAAGACATATTTAAAGATTGAAAAGTTAGACACTATTAATTTAACTTACTCGCAGTTGACCTACGGAGAAATAAAGTGGTCAGAGTTTACAGATTCTTCTTATGATGTATCGGTGACGGTGGTAAATGGGAGCTTGGCAATTAAATTAACTCAAAATTATGAAACTTCTTATGATATAAGTTCTTTGATTGGTGATACGTCTTTTAGATATTCGCCGAGTCTTTCTGCTACTACAATATCGGCAATAAATATAAATTCTTTATTAAATGTTTATTTTTTTAATTTAATATGTTCAGATGGGCTTGGATTTGGATATACACTTTCCGGCATGACTAATCCAATAGAAGTAAATGGTAGTTATATTGCAAAAGGAATATATAATAATGAATATTTTTTTATAAATGAAAATAATAATTATGTATTATTTAAAAGCGGAAGTTATTGGGCGATAACTGCAGGTGATTATCCGCCTACTCCAATACCAACAAATCACCTTTATTCTAATACAGGAATTTTAGGAACTTGGTATGTAGGCGGAGTTGTATGGACGGGAGTGCCAGATATGGCACAAAATGTCAATTCATACGCAATAGATGTTTCTGTTTTTTCTGCATTAGAAAATAGTATAGTAATAACAACAGGATATTTTATTAGATTACAAACAACTACATTAGATGTTAGTAAAATATCAATTTCTTTACAAGAAATATATAAATCATTGTTAACAATATATAGCGTAGGAATGGGAATTGAATTAATTGGAGGAGTAGAAACTTTAGTATTTAAAGCAGTTGAGTATTTTTATGATAATGTAAACGAGATTGAAAATATTGGCGATGTAAAAGATTTTACTTTTAAAATATGGGATAAAGCAATTAATTCAGTAAAAATAGGATTTCCAGAAAAATCATATCAATACACTCAGGATATTTTTGAATGTAGCGGGGAAAATACATATAATATTAATGATGCAGAAAAAATAAGTGAGTTAAATCTTATTTCTAAATTCAGGGGAGATTTTTCTGGAATTACTGATATTATTTTAGGTAAAATAAATGATGAAGATATATTTTTTGTTTGTATAAAAGATTCTGGAAGCGGGTATAATATTGCTGATTATAATGATGTAAGAAAAATATCAGATCATTTAACCACATTACCACACGGAAACATACAGATTACCCCTGAGCAATGCTTGATTATAAATAAAAATTATATATGTTCTTTAGCTTCTGCTTTTTTTGGTTATAATTTTTGGTTAAATTTAGAAATAAAAAATCAAATATTAAATAGTCAAAAAAATGTATATGATATTGAAAGTACATTAGATGGAGGAACTACATGGTTGCAAGAAAGAGAAGGTCTTTTAGTTTCTTCAGGAACAAGATTTTTAGCCCCTTTTATCTTTGAATTCACCGGACAAGTCAGCGAACAATTTTATGACAATTACTTGGCTCATCCGTACGGATTTATTTCTTTTGGTTATGAAGGAAATACATACAAAGGGTTTATTTTGGAAGCTAAAATAAATATGGCTTACAGGGACAATGTTAAGTTTAAACTTATCAGTTGCCCTGACAATGTTTTTACTAATCTTATTAGATAAATAAAAATGAGTGCATCATTACCATTGGTAAAGATACCAAGATTAAATCCGATAAAACTTTATGAGGTTTTGTCCGAAACGCCTTTTTGTGAAAGTTTTCCTAATTGGTATCAGTCAGTTAAATATTCACAAGTATTTTCACGTTTCGATAATCTGATATTTCAGATTATGGTTGAGGACTTCTATATCAGCGATGAAATAGAACCTATAATTACGTGTGTAGCCTATGACGTAAATGATTTACCGGTATACACATTTACAGTAAATAATATTTTCTTATCTCCTGGACTAAATGGCTACACTTACTCTGAGGTAAACGAAGTATTAACTGGATTAGCAAAAGGTTTTTATTACTTAAAAGTAAACGTAAAAAATTATGACGTTTCTTCTATACCTTTTGTTTTGTTGAATGAATATAATTTTTATTCCGAGCCTATTTATGTTGAGGATCAGCCGGAAAATACAGTTATAATAAAATACACCCACGAAAACAACAATAAAGGCGAACAACTTTGTGTTAATATAGATAACTTAACTGTTACTGGAGTTACAACTCCTTTAACAGCTAACCAATGTTATCCTCACATTATAACTTATAATGGAGAGAAATTATTTAGAGCTGACAATAACAATTATTTAATTTTTTATTCAACAACATTACAAGGAGGCAGCGTATGGGTAATTCAGGCAAATGCAGGAGTTTCACCAAATGAATCCGCTTCTGATTATGCTTATTGCACTACTTTAACCGGAACGTATACTAATGTTGGCACATGGGCGGGAACAACAGGAATAGATTATACCCAAAATTATTTTTACCACCGATTAAAAGGCGGATTTAAATATGAAGATTTTTCAATGGGTGACGATCAGGTAGATTACATTGATGAGGAAAGAGATTCTATAATGTTACACGACAGTCCTTATACGTCTTGCAAATTAAGCACAGGCGATGAAGGCATACCGTCTTGGCAGGCTATAATTTTGGGATTTATTTTTTCATGTTCGGAATTTTATGTCAATAATGCAAAGTACACCAAAAATTCAGGGGCCAAATGGGAAAAGAAAACAGAAGAAAATTACCCGCTGATAGGTTGGAGTATAGAACTGTGCAATCCTTCGCCTAATGACGCAAAAACATACGGTAACGGTGACTACAACTCTGATTATAATGACGATTATTTTGTTTATTCTTAATAATTACAAATATGAATAATTTAAGCGCTATAAGTGCCAATATAATAGCTTATATAAAGACAAACGGAATAGGAGCTATTCAGGGTGCGGGTCACCAGTTTTTGGAAGTTGATAATTTCACAAAAGCATATGAAGATATTTATAGGTTAGGATATATTTTAAAAGGCGTTGCAGTTAGCACGACTAATCCCGGAGTTTTAGCAGAAAATGCAGCTTACATTAATACAGTGTCTAATATGAATATGACATATACTAATTTAGGCGGTATTACTGTTCCTTCTTATCAAATAGGATTATTCTTATACAATGGCGCAACTGCTGTATGGACATTTCACAGCGTTGGTTCTCTTGCTCCTGCTGTTGGCTCGGGAGATGTTATTACTGATAGCACTACATCTGTTGTTAATAATGTAGCAGTATTTAATTCAGTAGACGGTATTCATATTGTTGATAGCAATATACCAGTTGCAGGTATTTATAAACAAACATTAAATATAAGTTCTTATATTACAAGTTTTCCAAATGATTCATTTGTAACTCAAATTTCTCTTAAAAAATTAACAGGAAGTCCAAGTATAAAAATAGGAACTTCGTCAGGAGGCATAGAGATATTAGATGTTACTCCAATTGATAGTATTATTATTTTGACAAATGTAAATATTGATTTACCTTTGTCAGCAAGTGATGCAGTATATTATGAACTTAGCGGGACAGGAACGGCTTTAATGAGATTTGATTATATAAATAAAATGTGGCTTTAAAAATTTAAACTATGAAAAAATATATTTTATTATTATTACTATTTCCGATATTTGGATTTTCACAAATCAATTATGACACTAAAACAACTGTACATACAAAAGGTCACACTTTTAAAGATTCAGTAAGCGTTGAAGATACGGTTAATTTCAGAATACCTTTTAAATTAATAACCGGAGCCGGAATTAATAAGGTAGCAACATCCGATCTTTACGGTGTTATGAGTTGGAAAAATATAAGCATGATTGATAGCTTGTATGTTGCATGGGTTTGTAATGCGGCAAATATAACAGGTTGGAAAGTTATTAATGATACATTAAAAATAGATAGTTGTATTTTAGGCACTCGAATATACGTGAAAAATAGAATACATGATTCTATTCAATCATTAAAAGATAGTATAATAAATTTAAACGATACATTGGATTCGTGGCGGCCCTTACTGTATTCATGGAAAAATGACAGTACTTCATTAATTCATTGGTCTGACACAGTTAATAAAATTTCTACAAAAACAGACGCAAACAATAAATGGTCTAAAACTGGTGATGCAGGTACTTCGTATCTGACTAATTTTTTAGGGACCACAGATATACAGGGTATACATTTTAGAACGAATAATATTGAGCGGGGAAAGATTGATAGTAGTTTGGGCTATTGGCACATGCCCAAAGGCTTAAAAATAGGCAATTATTCGGAAACTGCTAATGGTATTTGTCTGGGAATAAAAAGAGATTCTACTAATCCAGTACTTGGCATGTATGGGTTGTATAGCCAGACATTTCCATCGTTCATATCACCTACAATAGGAAATAAAACATGTATTGGAATAACTGAATTTATGACGATAGATACCGATAATAATAGTAATTGGGATTCGGTAAACGCCAACTTTCATCCTAATCCAGTTGGTATATCATCAGTTGTTCAAGCTATGCCAGGAGCGACTGGAAGAATACCAAAAACAGCTTGTTTCTATGGTACAATGATAAGTAACGGTATGACATATTCGGAAGCTAACATCATTGATATTACTTATGACCACACGGGTACTTATACCCACGCCAATGGAATTAGAATAGCTGATATTGATGCTGGAGTGAATGGCGCAGGGTTATATTTAGTAAATGGAGATACAAAATATTCGCCATTAGGACATTGGACTCTTTACGATTCTTTAGGTTATAATTCATATTTCAAAGGAGAAATTATTACTGGTAATCCTACTGATATAGGAGCATATCAAATGCAGGTTAAAGGTAATTCTTATATTTCGGGGGCGTTAAGTATTAATACTACTTCGGTTACAGATAAATTAGTTATCAACGGAAATATTGATTTGCAAAAAGCTGCCGATTGGAGTTATTTAAAAAATTCTACCTCTTCAGGCGGGCTTAGATTAAGCACAGGAAATGCTATTGGAACACTCACAACAGGGATAGAAATTTCATCAGCGTTAAATTTTATTAAATTAAATCATAAAGTAGGAATAGGAGTAACAACTGCCCCTACGGAGTTATTTCAAATGAAGGGTGGGAACGCTAAAATTGGTGTAAATAAATTTACTTTTGCGGATAGCAATTCAGTGAGAACAGATAGCTTAGGAACGTATAATTCGCATATAAAAAAATCATACATTGATAGTTTAATGTTAAAAACATTAAGCGGTCCTGATACGTCTGTTGCGATTATTAAGCCAAATGGAAAAGTTTCTAAACTTCCTAAAAAAGAAATTAACGGATCAACAATAAATTCGTTAACAATAGCAGAACTAACGACAACCTCATCGGCTCATTTTGACGCTGGAAATGTTAAGTTTGACGTGCCGGTTACATTTGAAGATTCTATTACAGTTAAAAATGACTCTATTTATTTTACAAAAATGACAGCTAATAATATAGCCGGATTTAATTCTACAAAAACATTAAAGTCGCATCCAACAAAAGACTTAACGTCTTGGTTATCTATTTGGACAAGATTTGCCACAAGATTATTAAGGATAATGAACGGGAATGATAGCAGCAATATAAGCATATCAAGTGCAGGATTAGCAGTTACCTCAACGCAAAGCATTAATCTTAACAATAATTTTTATCAGCGTAAAACTTATGAATATATTGCTGATAACACTAATGACACCCTATATTCTATCGTGTTAAATGGAGATAGTATTTATTCTTCAGAACTTAGCGTTAATTATTTCTGTAATGATGGAACAAATAAACAAGTTATAAATAGTATTTATCAAATTTCTGTTCCGGTTAAAGCCGGAGTTATTTCAAATGAAGCAAATACAGTTACTTCAAATAAGGCATTGATGAGCGGCACATGTGATGTATCAATTGTTACATCTTATGTTAAGGCTTCGGGAACTCTTTATATAATGACAAAATATGACAGTTCCTTGAACCCTACGGAAGCGCAGGCAAAGTACACATGGAATATTCTTTCACAATTTGGAAATACATCTAATTTAACATTGTATTAATATGAAAAAAATATTATTGATATTATTATTTTTACCTAATTTAATATTTTCGCAAAGCGTTATTTCTCGTGGAGATAGCATTGTTGTCAGGGGAGATACTGTTTTAACAATATCTTTTATTCCTTCTGATATTGATTCAATGATTTACTGGTTAGACGCCAACACCATATCAGGAGTTGACGGCTCGGTAGTTGGAACGTGGAATGACATAAGTTCTAATGGGTATGATGCAGTACAAGGTACTGGAGCTTATCAACCTATTTTAAAGAAAAGCATTATCAATGGACAATCAGTTGTGAGATTCGATGGAAGCAACGATTTTTTAATTTCTAACATTACTAATAGTTATTCTCAGCCAATTACAATGTTTATAGTTTATACGGTAAGCGTAGAAGGACAAGAAGTAATTACATCTATGACATCTACTTATTATAAATATCAAATCCAATATTATGATGTTACGAATTGGATTTACATGTCTGACGATAGTTATAATATTACATACGCAAGGGGCGATGCTCCGTTTACTGCTAATGGAACTTATATATTTAATGGGGCAAATTCTAAAACTTATGAAAATGGCGTTTTAAAAAATAGCGGAACTTTATTAAATTCAACATTTACAGGTAACTTTTTTGTTGGTGCATCTGCATATTCAGGTGGAAGTATATTTTTAAATGGAGATATTGCTGAAATAATTGTTTACAATAAAAAATCATTTACAACAGACTTACAACAACAGGTTGAAAATTATTTATCAAATAAATATGGGTTATGAAAAAACTATTGTTAATATTATTATTTGCATTTTTTTTGTTTTCAGCAGCAAAATCACAAAATTATAAACTTTTTATTGGTTGCGATTCAGCTAATTTTTGCAAAGCCGAAAATATTTTTAAAACTGTTTTGGTGGCGCATGGTTGGGAAATGAATCATTGGTGCTACCCGTTGAAAGATACTGTAACTTTTAAATCTATTACTCTCTGGGCGTGTGAAATTCCACACGTAGAAGTTTTAAACAAAATGTTATACTGGCTTTCGATAGGTGAAATGGATTTACAAGACTGGAAGTGGTTAAACGCTATGACTGTTATTGTTGACAGAAATAAATATTATTTGGATAATAAATTTACTAATTTTATAAACTAAAAACTATGAAAAAACTATTTATCATTATCATATTGTTGACTTCAACAATATGTTATTCGCAGCGATCAGTACATAACAGAGTTATTTATAAGCCTGTTAATCTTATAGAAGATACCGTTATAAAAAAAGATACTTTTGAAACTATTCAAAAAGTAATGATAAGCCAAGATTCTGTTGTCCATAGCCAAAACAGGACTATTTTAGAAAAAGATATTGAGATTAAAGATTTACTTAAAAAACCTGCACAAGGAAGCTCCCCAATGGCGTGGCTTAATTACTTATTGGGATTGTTTGCAATAGGCATAGTTTGGGCGTTATCATTTATTAAAAAGTTTGAGAAGTCAACAAGTCCATTAATACAACGATGGATTGGGGAGACGTCTGATTTTATAAAAAGAATACAGAAAATATGTTTACCTGTTTCGGTTGCTATTCCTGCTATACTTGGGACGGGAATATTTACCGGAGATATAGCTACCATTTTAGGTACAATAGAAATAATTACTTTGTCAATTCTTGGATTTAGTTTATTTACAACTAAAAGCCCTGAATTGCAAGGGAAAAATAAAGTTTCCGAACCTAAAAATGATGAACAAATTTTTCAATAGTATTAAAAAACAAATATATGTTGCTAATTAAAATTTTAGATTTTTTAATCTTAAACACCGAAAAGACAGCCATAGGAAGTATTTTTTCCTTTTGCGTGGGATATACGCCAAATATCTTGAATCTGACGTATACGCAAGACGAGCGGGACAACATTATATTTTATTTTCAGATTATTGCTTACTCTGTTTCTATAATTGTAGGAGTGTTAGCAGTTATTACTTATCTTATAAAAGCGTTTATTTGGATTTTTAATATTAAAAGTTTTAAAAAATAATCATTTGTCAAGCAAACGTCCACGAATAAGGGCTGCCTTAAAAGGCAGTGTATCTAATTTTGTAAAAATAAATATAAAAAATAAAATGAAATCAATCGAAGAAATACAAATAGATTTAGACGATTTATATTTAACAAATAAATCAGCTAAAGGGCTTCCATATTATAATATGAAGCCGAGCGGTGATATATTAAAAGACTTTGTTATTTTTACAGATAAACAATGTTTAAAACCTTCGAGCGATCCTAACGATTGGTATATTATTAATGGAGGTCATTACCCGCCAAAACCTGATATTGACAATGTTTTTAAACATACCGTCCGAGATATTACGTATGATTTATTTCACGCATATTGCCCTAAATTATCGTCAGAAGATTTTTATAAAATGACTGATGAGGTAAAAACTTTTATTGTCAGAAAATCTTTAATTCCTGCGATTCTAACAAATTCAGACGCTATAAATTATTTGTTGGGTTATTGCGTCTGGGCAACTGGCAACTGTAAAAAAGAAATTGAATTTTATAAATTATGGTATGGATCAACTTTACAAAAAGATATTGATGCTCTGGGCGAAAAACAAGTATTTATAAGACTTGCCGATATTCGTAAATATCGAATGTCGAAAAGCAATTGTCCAGGACATTTAGGTGGAATTTTATGTTTTTACCATATTTTTATAAATTATTGTAAGAAATAAATGAAGGTTATCCGTTCTATTTCTGAATTCAAAACATTTGATACTGTCGTTGTGTCTACGTCAGGCAGATTATTACCTGAAATTATTCAAGGTTGTCAGCGAATAGATAATGCAGCAGCCGGCATCTGGAATCATGCCTTTAAAACTTACCGGGAAAATGGAATTTTAAAAGTTATTGAAGCCGAAAAAAAAGGAATCGAAAAAAATAACTTTGATAATTATTTAAAAGATAACTGTTTTTCGGCAATGCTTGTTTTACGCCCTAAATTTGCATTTAGTCAGTCAGACATAGATTATATGCTTTCTTTTATAAATAATGCTAAATACGATAAATTAGGTCTATTAGCCGAAGCGATTCGATACCTGACTATTCCGATTGCAAAATTATTCGGAAGTAAAAAAGGTCTTTGGATTGGAGGGAAAAAAGAAAACGGTAAAAATTTTATGTGTGGAAATTTCTGCGGAACAACCGATGAACACGCTAATAAAGGAATGTTTGATGATTTACCTTTGCCTGAAATAACTCCGTCTGATTTGGTTATGAATAAATATTACGAACATATTTTTGTTTCCCTGAATGAATTAAGAAAAGAATTTTTGCATAAATATTAAGGGTGAACAAAACGGTCACCCCTACTGATTTTAGGCTTATCAAATAAGATGAGCCTTTTTATTTTATAAAAAATATTAAAAAAAAATTTGCAAAACAATATAATATTATATATTTTTGCAAAAAAAATAAAATTATGAGCGCACCGAAAAAAAATTACGAAGAAAAATATCAAAACATTTGGGTAGGACTACGTCCAATAATGATAGGCGATTTAGATAAAATTGCCATCATGAATGGAATCAGCAGAAATGAGGTTATCCGTCTGGCTTCTGATTTTTTATTGAAAAATAAGAAAAAATTCAATTTAAAGTGAAAATTATTATTTATAATCAATATAAATTATTATTATAACTACTTGATAATCAATATCATTATGAATTTAATTAAAAAATATTTTAAAACAGTTATTTTTACTTGTAATTCATTGATTATAAATATATTACATATATACATTATATGTATAAGTATTGATTTTATTGATAGGTTGTAATTTGACATTATTATATTATATTATATATCTTTGTTTCGGAAAGGGGAAAGACCCCTTATTTTTACAATTAAAACCTTTGCAAAATGAAAACAAACGAAAAAATTATCGAAAAATTATTATCAGCATTGAAAGTTGATAATCTTAACGAATTGGTAAGCTATTCAACTTCTGACAGTATCGGAATTTACATAAAAAAAGATGTGCGGATTACATCCACTTCTTTAAGTAGATATAGATTATATGGTAATAGTTGGGATGTATGTCCTACTGCCATTATTATTGAAATCAATGAGGATGGTAAATATTGGAGCGAAGCAAGCAAAAAAATGTTACCATATTATAATGAATTATCACAAATTGCGGAAGAAATTGAAAATGTAAGAACATTTTTAAATATTTAAAATTCTTGCAGTTTCTCGCAAAGGTCTGCGAGCGTAGCCGCTCGGCTGCAAGGGATACGTCAAAGCCCTTTTTAATTGAAAATATTAACTAAAATTTAAAAACATGAAAACAACACTAATTTATCAAATTATTGCAAAATTTTACAAAGAATACTGCAATCCGTACACTTCCGAAGAAAGGAAGCGTGTAATTAAATCAAACATTAACGATTTGAAAGGAGTTTTGAAATGGAAATAATAAAAAACTTTATCTATGAATATCGCCATATTTTAGCGGTGTTATTCATAATAGTCTCATTAGCATATACTATATATGAAGTATGGCATGCTCCGTTGATTAATTGTGAGGAGGACGATTTAGTTAACCAGGACGAACTGGAAAACCAAATCGAAGAAGATGTGCAAAAACATCTTTCTTCACCTCCAACTACTGATGCTATTGAATTTAAAGAACAACTAAATAAAATACATAAAGAAATAAACCACTATGAATTGAAAATTCATAGTTTCAATAACAAGGCAAAAAAATGAAATTTTTTAATACTATTCTAATATCATATTTCCATAGTCTTTATTGGAATCATCTTTATGATGTTCTAGATATTCTTGAACCATCTCATCTGTTATCACGCCTGTGCTCCAAACCCCATAACCTATCGCCCAAAAATGTTTTCCCCAGTAATGCTTCTTTATGTGCGGAAACTCCATTTGCAAAATGCGAGAACTCCTCCCTTTTAGTCGCTTTACAATATCACTTACACTTAATCTGGGCGGGTATTCAATATGCATATGAACATGATCTTTACTTACAACGCCTTTCAATATTTTCACATCTTCACTATTACAAACTTGAACTAACAAATCGCGACAATGTTCTTGAACCTCTCCTTCCAATATCTTATATCTATATTTTGTACACCAAATTATATGAGCACTTACACGACTTGTTGTATGGCTTCCGATCCTATTTTCCATACATCAAATGTAGGGAAATTTTTAGAAATTATAAATCTTGCACTAAAGTGCATAGTTTTGAACTAACGTAATTGATAATAAAATTATGAAAACAGAAAATGAAGAAATTATAAAAGGGTTTAAAGGTTTTGATTCCAACTTAAAATGCAGAGATTTTCAATATAAATTTAATGCGGAATACAAAACTAATGAAGATATTAAGATATGCAAATCAGGTTTTCATTTTTGTGAAAATCCTTTAGATATTTTTGGATATTATCCGCCAAATACATCTAAATATGCAGAAGTTGAAGGGTTGGAAAATATCCAAAAAGAAAAAAATTCAGATTCTAAAGTAACAACAAGCTATTTAAAAATAAAAGCCGAACTTACTTTAAATGGTCTTTTAAATGCAGGGGTTAAATTTATTTTAGATAAGGTTAATTTTGAAGTTGCTCCCGCAACAAATACAGGCTACCATTCAGCCGCAACAAATACAGGCGACCGGTCAGCCGCAACAAATACAGGCTACCATTCAGCCGCAACAAATACAGGCGACCAGTCAGCCGCAACAAATACAGGCGACCATTCAGCCGCAACAAATACAGGCAACCATTCAGCCGCAACAAATACAGGCGACCAGTCAGCCGCAACAAATACAGGCGACCATTCAGCCGCAACAAAAACAGGCAA